TCATAATGTGGGTTGTGGCGCACCCATCTAAGATGATGCGGAAGGATGATGGGAGCTACCCAGTGCCGGGTATGTACGACATTAGCGGTGCCGCTCACTGGAATAATATGGCTGATGTTGGCCTTGTTGTTCACCGCCTCTTTGATGAGGGAAAGACGGTGGTTTGCACAAAGAAGGTGCGAGAGCAGGGATACTACGGCAATCTAGGCGAGGCTGTTTTCGAGTACGATATAAACCGCAAATGCTACAGGGAATACAGTCCTGCTGTACCTAGAACCCCCATGCCGTACTCAGACTAAAACCACAAAAAAGGGTTGACACCCTGTCCTCTTCTGTTTTATAAGCACAATTGCACAACAGGAGAAACACAGTTATGACCTTTCATTTTGCAGATGATGTAATAGCTGCCCTTGGTAATCCAACTAAGGGGATACATAGCGCCAAAAGCCTAAGACACAATTCCAAGCTATCCCAACATAGCACGGGCCTTAAAAGGATGATGAGATCATCTGGTCGGTTTGTTTTAGATGATGACTTCACCGCCTTCGCTCTTGAGGCATCTATGAGGGCAAGCGCATCAGACCTACTATCTCAATATGAGCTTTTCCGTTTGCCGCATGAGTTCGTTTGGATTGAATGGAATGAAATCGCTAGACAACAGGCGATGCTAAAAGTCGGCAATGATATTGATCTACAAGTACAGCAACCAAATTGGGATACGATTGCTAACCACGTCGGATACCTTTTGCATAATGATGAGAGCATCACTCCACACAAGCAAGAGTCTATTATAGCCAATCCATTCATTGGGTTTGACGAAGAATATAAAAATACCACGACGGCATCGCCCCTCTCAATTCAATTTGCTGTGTTATCTGAAACAAGTGGCTTTACCTTAGAAGACCATAGAAAATTCCGAGAAGATTACACTGGCACCAAGGCAACTGACCATGAGGCAAAGAAAGCTCGCACAGACGAAATCTTAGCCACAATTGATGGTCTTGGCGAATGGTGGATAAAAAAAGAAGGAGAGCATGACAAGCCATCACTAGAAAAGCTGCTAAACCACATTAGGCTAATCCAAGGAGCCGGTGTTGTTTTTTACCCACAGTATCATAAGACTTGGACAGAAGATGGAATGAGAAACCTCAGTAAAGCCGGAATGGACATGACAAGAGGCGACTCTCGTTTCCTGATAACTGTTATGGCGCTCTTGAATTACGATTGGGTCATAAAAACGCCGCATGAACCCGCGAGAAAGCAGCGTTACAAATACGGCAAGTTCAACAAGGGACACTCGCATATTGAGGTGGCGCTTGATCTTCCTAAATGGCAGGGCGTAACGATAACGCCCAAGGGCTTTGGAGAAATGAATGAGAGCAGCCGCCGACAGCATAGTGTCAGAGGTCACTGGCGGCGCTACAAAACTGGCGAAAGAGTATGGATAAATTCACATCTAAGAGGAGACCCCAAGCTAGGAACCATCACTAAAGACTTTAGACTTCAGCACAGGAGCAATAGATAATGAACAAACAACCAAACATTTTTGATTACATAGAAGCAATACATCTCAAAAAAAAGGGCATGGAAACCTCTGCTAATAGCCGAAAAGCGTTGCTAAACATAGCGCGTGATTGCGCTATTTGGTACGCGGAGCATCAAGGATTCGGGACCTGCACCGCTGATGATGTAGCCAAGGTCATGACTGATAGGGGTTACACTTACAGCGATCTAGGAAATGCTGCGGGGTCAATATTCAAAGCTCATGATTGGAATTTCACAGGTAGCTACGTGAAATCTAAAAAAGTGTCTGCCCATGCTAGGGATATCAAAGTATGGCGGCTGAAGGAAGATACACCATGCTAAGACTCTTAATGATTGCAGCATGCGTGGCTTTAACGGGGTGCGCTTCAAAATGGGAGCCTGTGGTTGACCCACGCGGCTCTAAAGAACCCAAAGAAATTATACGCGATCAAATGGAGTGTGAAAGGCTGATAACTAAAGCCGATAAATACGGCGGCACTCCGACATACGAAAGAAATGATTTTCGTTTTCTGGGTATAAATGTATGCTGGACGGATTGCGGTAAAGGGTCTGTTCCCGAAGGATACAATCCAATGGCCAAATGCCTGTCCAATCGTGGACATTCAATTATCAACTGGTAAAGGTGACAAAATGAACCAAGAACTATTACAACAATTGCAGCCGCTTCGCTTCCCTGTAGAAATGAGAAATATATCAGGAATACCCGAACACATGGGCAGACAGCTTGTGCGGACCGATCGCGCCCCCGCAACTCCAATCGCTATTCACAAGTCGAGATATAAACCCATATCGCACACAGATGCGTTCGTGACATCACTGGAAGCTATAGATGGCACCGGCATTGATATGAATAATGTTGAGATGCAAGTTGATTCAATCAATGATGGAGCTATGGCATCCATAGAGGTGTTGTTCAAAAGCCATCACATGAAGATTGGCAATCACGATCTGTATCTAAAATATGTAGCTAGAAATAGTTACAATCAGGTGTGGAAATATCAGTCGTTTTTTGGTTGGATGAATAGCGTCTGTTTCAATACGCTAGTTAGCGGTCAAAAACTTTCTTATTCTGCTAACAGGCATACCGCAAGATTTGACTCTGAATCCGCCGTTAAGAAAATTCGCGTGGCCGCTGAAGCTGTATTGTCTGATAAGCCGCTGTTTGAGAAGTGGTGGAACACACCCGTCAGTGACCAGCAAGCGTTAGATTTGTTCAAGAAAACGCTGGTCAAGTACCCTAAGTCTGAAGCGCAGATTATGGCGGGAGAAGGTCAGCATAATATCAAGCAATTATCGCATCTCACAGAAAACTTTCAATCTGAGGCGCAGCAACTTCATGGGTCTGGTGATTACGGACGCAAAGGAGCTTCAGGTTCATTGTGGTGCGCTTTTCAAGCCGCGACAGCATGGTCAACCCATTGCCGCGATTCCATTGAAGATAGAAGTAATTTCAAATTGAAAGAAGAGCGGGAACGAAAGGTCAAAGCCATGATTAGCTCAACAAAATGGAAGGAACTAGAAGCCGCATGAGCAAGCAAAAAGATTGGATGCGAGTTGAGTTCAAGGCATTGCGAATGGAATCAAAACTATCGCAAAAAGCTCTGGCGGGGCTTACGGGGACAGGAGCCAATACAATCTACAATTTTGAAGAAGGCAAAAGCTCCCCTAGCATCAAAACAGTCGAGAAGTGGCTTGATGAGCTAGGATATGAAATTGATATGCACCCCAAATAAGGGTTGATTCAATCAGAATTGTGTGTATAATAATTTTTGCACAACAGGAGAAAGCTAGTGACAGATTCAATACACAATTTCAAAATTATCGCCCCTTGTGATGCTTGTGAGTCCCAAGGCATTGTTAGTGACCGCCACCCCAATGATCCCTCTAGCAGGGATGTGACTTGCAACGAATGCGAAGGGTCTGGACATGCAGAGTATTATGAACTGCATGACTCAAAGGTGGATGCTTGGGCGGACTGGCCTAACGCCTTGGACATCATCCCAATATGAAAAAAATACCTAACCCGACGCCAAACTTTGATATTTTCAAGGCTGATCTAAAGGTTCGCTTGGTTATGATGAAAGCGCCTGAGATATCAAACGAGATGATGAAAACCGAATGGCAGAGCCGCCTTAACGCGACTTTCTATTCTGATGCTAATTATCAGTGCATCCTACGGGACTCTGTTAAAGACATGCCGCATAGACACAACCCGATATTTTTTGATTTAATCAAAGATACCCTTATCTGGTTGGCTATAAGCCGATTTGATGGAATGCCGATATCATGGGTTGATAAGCAAGATATCAAAAACGCAGTGGTCGGCAATGACCATGAAGCAGTTGAGCTATATCCACATCAAAACAGAGCCATCCCGTGGGGAGAAGAAGATCATCTATGGGTGTTAAAAACACCAGATACGTTTCACCCTTACGGATTCGGTTCATTTGAAGAGGTTGAAGATAATGCTTGAATGGTTGTTAAATCGTCTTGGCGCTAGGAAAGAGTCAAAATATATAGCAGAGATGCAGCAATGGAACCCTGATCTTAAATTTTACAAAAGGGTGCCTAAATGGTGTCATGCGGGGAAAAAGGGGAAAGAGATATTTTGTCCCGAATGTGGGGCCAAAACTTTAGCACGAAACTTTGCTTGGTCATCACTGCGCTGCGAATCATGCCACGCGGATGTCGGAAAATATTTTTGGTTCATACAGAAATAATAGTTGACACAGTGTCCGGCATCTCCTATATTCCTTGTGTAGCAACGAACACACAGGAGAAATAAGATGGCAAGAAAAACGCACACCCTTGAAACAACCCATAACTTTTGGATGTTCAAGCCTGATAGTGATGGCGTTGAGGTTTGGTCAACAGCCGAAACTGGAGAGCTTGGCATACAGGGCAGATTTACTAAACAGGAAGCCAGAGATTTATGGAGAGAATTACGATCTGATGGCGCGCTGTGGGAAGAGAAGGATTGCGCTGAAGCCTAATTCCCAAGCCGAACGAGTATAAACGTGGTTAGGCTAACAGACGGCTCTAAACTAAGACGTTAGCGGGTTTGCGAGGCACCCTCACTAGAAGCCCTCGCACCAAGATTTGCACACAGGAGAACACGATGAAAAAAGCACTTACCTTTACCCTAGAACTGGCGACCCTAATCGGAATGTTCGGTGCCATTTATATTGTGTGGCTGTTTATGGCCGCTATGACCGCCCCGGCTCCGGTATGATGGTGGGTGGTATGAACAAACAGGAATTAGTTGAGCATATAGCCAGAATGGGCCAGCATCAGCGTGATGAGTTCGTGACGCATCTAGTGTCGCGATGGCCAAACCTAGCTATGGAAATAGCTGATTCAATTAATTTCCACACTATTGATGAAGATGATATCAGCGACAATAACCTGATTGCATGATAGGATCACCCAATGAAAAGAAGTCTTATAAAAGATATGTTGATTGATGCTTGCAAACGAAATGACGAAAAAGCTATATCATTTCTAACTCAACTATGTCTTGATCACAACGTCTCTATTGAAAGAATTAAAGAGTGGTCTAAGGAAACAACCGATGAAGCGCGGCCCTCATAACAACTCCAATCGCGCTCTAGCCGTGGATTTCCCTCTACGGCGCTCCTGTGTGCTACAGATGACATCAGGGTAACGAGGGATAGCCCTGATGTCTTTTTTTTGCACACCACATACAAATACTACTACTCATGGAGTAGTGCAGCTTGATAGCATATCAGATGATATCTGCGAGTATCTTTTGAAGCTGCGAAAAAAGATAAAGCCGATTTCTGCTAAAGTTGGGAATCAGAATGGAGAATATGAGGTCGTTTCGACCATAAGAGATGTGATGGCCTACCCCATAGAGACCCACCATCCCGATGCAATCATCAGTAAGATTGTCACTGAGGCTAATAAGGAATTTAACTACAATTTAACTGGAATGATTGAAAACTGTGCTTTGCTTCAATACTCTGCGCCTTCTCATGGTTATGATTGGCACGTTGACATAGCCAATGGCACCGAATCACTGCGAAAAATATCTATAATTATCAATCTAAATGATGAATACGAAGGCGGGGATTTTGAAATGTTCTCAGAGGGTGTTTCCTCTGTATCTTTTCAAAAAGGTGATGTAATTGCCTTCTCATCATTCCTACCACACCGGATAACGCCGATTACCAAAGGTGAGCGGTGGTCTTTAGTTGCTTGGGTGTCTGGACCCTGCTTCCAATGATAATCGACTCTATGGCATACCGCAGAATGGAGCAGATACGACAGCTACAACAGCGCGTTGATCAATTGGAAAAGGGCTTAGAAGAATTAATAGCTGTAGCTGAGATATCC